TATTAAGTGGTATTCTATTTTCTTCTAATAAGAAACTATTATATTCGTGGAAATCTTCATATGCTTGTATAACCAAATCAATACTGGGAACAATCATTAAAAACTTTTTAGATATTTCCTTTTCTTGTAAAAAAGCAATACACATAAATATAATTAATGATTTACCTGCAGCAGTTGTTAACTCACTCATACAAATTTTATTCACTAGAATTTGGTATGCAGTATCTACTTGATAATTTCTAGGAATGAAAGGGTCTCCATCATGATTACATGCACCATCGAATTTTTCATCTACCCAATCTTGAAATTCTTCTCTAGATACTTCTTTATAAAAAATAGCATCACCTAGACCTGTTATTTCAAGAGGGAACTTAAATGTTTCACAAAGGTATTTTACTTCTTGCCACAATCCAACAGGAATAAACCTATCTTTATGAAAATAAGAAATCATACCATTATTAGGTATTTTTCTTTTGACTTGCTCAGGAAAGAAATTATAGTTTGGTATTTGTTTAGACAATGAAAGGCTAAGCTGTTTTCTTTCTAAAACAGTTGCATCAACTAATGATAATATTTTGCCACCATGACTTGTTTCAAATCTCATTTTACTTTCTTTTTACGGTATTACTTGTATTGTATTTAACTCAATGTATTCAAGCATTTCCACCCCTTACAAGATTTAATGATACCCTTTGTAATACCATAAACTCCAGTTTGAACCTTTCGTAAATCATACTTTTTCATTAGTTCTGAACAAGTACATTTAATATTAGTCCCATCTTTGTGTTCAAATTCATAGTCCTAAAAACTACCCGATAAGTATTTTTTAATTTCAATAAGGTACTTAATCATGTAGATACTTTTATCTAAACCATCAGTAGTTTCCTTAAAAAATGTGATTTGATTTTCAATCATTTTAATCATATTTGCTGTCTGTTCAATATCAGATTCAATATGATTCTTGATTTCATAATCATTTAATTTAATATCGTATTCTAATTTATAGAAACGATACTTTTGTTTCCTAACAGCATGAACATTTTTGTTCTTCTTACGAATAGATGCTCTAAGTTCACTAGATTTATCTACTAATTTCTGTCTTTGTGACAATATATGGACTTGTATATCTGCAATAGTGTTTATCTCACTCATTTTAGACAAGATATTAGTCTTTATATATAAAGATATTTCTTCTCTTTCTTTTGCAAATGCAATATCTAGTTTATCAGCTTTTTCAGCTTGTGATAATTCTTTAGGTGCTGGTGTTAATTCTTCGTTTTCTTCCATCAAAATAAACTTTTTCTTTTTTTTGGTCGTTTAGGTTTTATAACCGGTTTCACAATATCGACCTTTTTCTTAACAGGACCAATATCCATATCTTGTGTTTCTGGAGTAGGAACTTTTTCTGTGTCAAAATCAATAATTAATCTTTTACCATCCTTAATGACAATTCTCTTCTTAGGTTTCTCAAACATGATAGATGTCGTATTTATTTTTACTAAAGGATTCTTTGACATGACTTAGTGCATGTTTAAATTCTCTATTTGTATAAACGTACACCACCAATTCGTTTAAGTCCTTAATCCTCTTATTATTAAATGCAGAATTAGTGAAAAATCTTTTCCATAAAAAGCATTTATTTTTACTTTTTATCTTATCAATCGCATTAGATTTACCTGTTGGGTCGTTATCGAACCAATATCTAATATTATCAAGACCATCAAAGAAGTTCTTTAATTTACTTGCACCAGCAGTTGCTACTGAATTAGGAACGAAGAACGAATCAAACGGACCTTCAAACACTGTAACTGTATTTTCTATATCAACATTGAATAGATTGAATATAATAGATAGTGTTGCTAGTTTTTCAACAAACATTTTATCATCTGGATAAACTATATCCCTATTCATTTCTTCTTGTAATACAGAAAAGGTTTTTGTACTATATTTAGTACCGAAATCTAGGTTCTTTATCTGTAAACCTACAACCTTTTCATTTTCATCAATCTTATTTAGAACCCACACTTCTCGGTTTCCGAACTTGTTTTTTCTAAAACGTATTCTATCTTCAAATCTGTGTAATAATCTTCCTTTAAGAAATGTTGCTCCCCATGAACATTGAGATGCTGTTAATAAACCATAATGTTTTGATAAATCTATAATACTAATTGAATTGTTATAAAGGAATTCGAACGATTCACTTGAATCAATTAGTTTAGTAGGTTTTCTTAATCGTTTAGATTTTTCGATTACTTTACTAATCTCTGTAATCTGGTCAATATCCTTTAATTTTTTACCGAATTGTTTAAAAAATTTGAAGATGGACCAATATTTGGCTTCACAATCTCCGTTCCAGCAATAATATTTGAATGAATCTAAGTATAAGATTCCTCTTTTCTTTGTAGTGTCTGTTGTTGAATCTCCACAACATGGACAAGCCATTTTTAATTGTTCTTCTTTACTATTTTCTAGTCGCCTCTTTTCTTCATCACTATGTGCATGATAAAGAATATCTTTGACAATAGTTTCTATGTCTTTTCTTAAATCTCCCATGAACCCGTATATTAAAAAAGGGGATAACTCTCATTATCCCCTTCGGTTTATAAAATAATTTCTAGACGTCTAATCCTTCTAGAATGTCATCAAAAACTGCATCATCTTCATCTTCAGCTTCTGGTTTTGCTTTTGGTGCTTCTTTAGTGATTTCGGCTAAAACATCTGGTGTTTCTTCTTTAACCTCATCTAAACCTTCAATTTCAATGTCCGCTTGAACATTGATAGGTTTAATAGCACCGAATGATTTACCTGTCTTATCTGTTATGATAGACAATAATAGATTCATTCTTGTTGCATCCATTTTATTGTACTTGTATGGTTCTAACAATTCGTTACCAGTTTTCAAGAATTCAACGAATGCATCTTTCTTTTCTACTGTTAATTCTGCTCCATCGAACATAACAGGACCTGCATCTGCCAATGAAACTGTTCCATTGTAGTTCCAGTTGTTACCTACTTTATCAATTGAAAGTCTTAAAGACTTTCCTTTGAATGGGTCAAATAAGTTACAAGGTTTTAGACCAACTTTTTTATCTTCATCAGATACGTTAATTGCTCCTTGTATAATCTTATGTACTTGGATTGGTGCTTTGTAAACCATTAGTTTACCTTCATTCTCTGGGTTAACTGCATCAGATTCAACTAATACAAGATAGAAGAATGAACTTTTAGGACGAATATCTTTTGCAAATTGCTCTGCTCTAGCATCTTCTTTTCCTTCTCTCTTTAAATCAAAGAAAGTATTCATTGCTAAACATTCTTCACCGATTGAAAATGCCGAATCAAAGAAATTATTGTTCGTTGTGTTTCCATCGTTTTTATCAAAATAGAATGTTGTTTTTGGGATGAAAGACTTCTTAGGGTTTTCTAACCAATATACTGGTCTAATTAATGCTCTGTATATTGTGTCTTTTGCATCATTTGGGTTGGGTTTGAACTCATTGTTCACATAAGATTTTGCAACTGGTTTGTCTAAATCTTCTATGCTTAAATCGAAAATATCCATAATTTTACTTTTTTTACTTTTTGTTTGTTTTTTAAATTTACTTTTTCATTACTCTGTAGCTACACTTATAATTACTTATATATTTAATCCGAAAAAGAGCAAAAATATTTTATTTGAACAACTATTTTTACATATTAGTGTTATTTATAATGATTATGAATAGAGGTGTTTTTAAAAAATAAATCGACAAATTAAAATAAAACTGTTGGACTATGCATTTAATAACTGTATTAGTTCTCCAGGGGAAATATTAATACTATAATACTATGATACTAATGATAGATAACTATATTAATAGTAGAAACATTGTAAACAATAAACTATTAGTAAAAGATTTAAAAGGATTATTAGCTTTAATATACATAAGAAACATAAGTTAAATTAAAGTAAAATGGAATTCAATAATTTTAAATATTCAAAAAAGCACGAAACATACCGAACAATAGTAAATGTATATAATTTCAATAGAGAAGAAATAGATGTATATGTTAGAAGTGATTATAAAGTAGTTGTTTGTGATAATGAAATAGAAGATATAGTAGATGTACCTGAAAGGGTAAAACTTAATTCTGTTAGTTGTCACTATATAGATGATAACAAAACAATGTTAATGATAGAATTAAAACTAAAAGATTTAGATATACCTGTAAATTGGAAATAATTATAGGTATAGGGGAGGTACAGGGGGTTTAGGATTAAATATATAAAATAATAGTTATTATGTATTTTAGAAATTGTCCATCTTGTGATAAAGTGTTGTCATATACAAAAGAAGTTAATAAAATTTAAAGAAAAATATGAGAAAAAATAGAATTATTATATGCGGAAAAGGTGGTTCAGGAAAAGACTCTCTGAAACAAAAGTTTATTGATAAAGGTTATGAACCAAGTGTATCATATACAACTAGAGCACCAAGAGATGGTGAAGTTTTCGGTAAAGATTATTATTACTGCTCAAAAGAACAATTCGAAGAGAAAATACTAAATGGTGACTTTTACGAATGGAAAGATTTTAATGGTTGGTTGTATGGTACTTTGAAAGAAGATTATTACAAAAAAGACCTATTTATAATGACCCCACCTACTATCAATGAAATGGATAGTGAAATAAGAAGTAATTCAATGGTAATATATTTAGATATTCCAAAACAAACTAGAAAATCCCGTTTAATATCTAGAAATGATGTAGATGATATAAAACGAAGATTAAGAACGGATAGCAAAATGTTTGGTGAATTTACAGATTATGATTTGCGAATAACAAATTCAGATTTTTAAAAATAAAAAGAAGACTTTTAACGGTCCTCTTTTTATATTCTATTGTTTTTTAAATTCAGGTTTTAAGTTATACTTTTCAAATAATGTTTCTAAAGGTTTTGTTAAATTACCTTTCTTTGCTTTATAATCCGGAACTTTACATTTACCATCTATAATCTTAACTAGTTTATTATAACTAGACTTAGTTAGTGTAGGTTTCGGAGGTTTCTCATTTGGGTGTATTACTAGTTCACCTTCTTGAATTTTATTGTGTTCTAGATAATCAGCCATATTCCTAAGAAAACTAACTAAATCTATGAACTTGTTTATACCGAGTCTTTTAAATGAATTAGTGATTTTACCTTCTAATGTATTTGCTTGGAAATGTATAGCACCTCTACAAAGTCCTTTACCTGTTTCATCTGCAACTTCATCTTTTAATTTATGTTGATGGTCTAATACCATATTTTCTGGTGGAAAATATTGGTCTAATAATGGACAAATTTCATTTTGTTCCTTATGCCATTGTTCCTTTAATTCTTTTATTTCTTTTTGCTCTAATTGAATCATTATATTAAGTTTTTAGTAAGTTCTTGAGCTAATGCTGCAGAAACTATTCTAGATGTAAGTATATTGTATAAAGGACCTTTTTCAATTCCTAATACCTTTGCGATAATTCTACCTACTTTTGGTCCCAATGTTAAACCAGCGATACCACCAATTGCTCTACCAAGAATTCCTTCATTAATTCCTTCAGGGTTTTCTAATAGTTTCTTGATAAATTCAACTTGCATATTTTCTAATAATTCGATGTTTTTATCCATCAATTTATCAATTTTCTTTTTAAGTGATTTAGTATCTGTGTCTAATATTTCAGCAAGTTTCACTAAGGATAAAATATCAACAGTTCCATTATAGCTAATTTCAATAGTTTTTAATTCAGCAACTATATCAGATACATTTGCGTTGTTTCTTTTAGATAATTCTTTTGACAATAATTGAATTAATGAAGCTGGTTCACCAATATCTGTAATAGCAAAATAAATTTCGTTTTCGTTTATTTCCCTTTCGTTTTTAATTGTATCGAATGTTTTCATATATGTTTTTTCTGAAACACTTGTTGTTCCTGTTGCACCTGTTGCACCTGAACCACCAGGAACATCACCACTACCAATTCCACCACCTACAGATGGTAAAGATACATCTCCCATTCCATTTACCGAACCTAGTGTTACTGCACCAACATTTTCTGTCACTTGTTTATCTTTATGTATGTTATCGAATTTCTTCATTATAAGTAGTTCTTTTTATATTTAATCAATTAGTTTTACCACTAAATTTACTTGGATTAGTATCAAAATTACTAGGATTCCCTGGATTAGCGAATGTAGTTTCTGCTGTACTGTATTGTAAATCAATAGTAAACGTTTCGAATGTCTGTATGTTATCTGAATAACTTAATTCAAAATCACTTATACCTGTCATGATAACATTCTTATAAACTCTTGTGAACATCACATTTTCTTGATTATCCAACATTCTTAATGATATATCACCAATGAATGCTTCCGGATTCTCGAAATCGTAATGAAAGAAAAATGTATCTAAAAGAATCCAATAGTTAATATATCCATTCAACAATTTGAATGTTAAAGATAAGTTCTTTACTGATAATTCTTGACCATTTTCTGTTCCTCTCCAATTCGTTGTTATACCGTTCTTGTTCAACGTATCAACATGTCCTTGACTTACACCATCATATTGATAACTAGGCACTGTAACTCCTTGTAAAGAACTCTCTACTAGGACTCTAGGACTATCTATTTGTGTTGGATATGACTTAATATACGGGGCGTAGAAATCCTCAATTTTTTGAGGGATAAACTTCTTTGTGAATTCTACGTAAAATAAATTCTTACGGGCGAGGTTTCTCATAATATAAATTAAGTTTTTAAAATGATTAAATAAAGAAAGGACTTAGGTTTCGTACACCTATTATAGTCCTTTCTAAAATAATTAATCTTATGATATTTAATCAATCAGAATCAAAGGTGCTATATGCACATTACAAGAAAACAGATAATCAAATTTTTTATATAGGATATGGTACCCCAGAAAGACCGTATGATATTACACAAAGAAATACACATTGGAAAAATACAGTTAATAAGCATGGATTCGATGATGAATGTGTAATTATACTTGCCGAAAACTTATCAGAAGAACGAGCAAAAGAATTAGAAATTTTTACTATTGCTTTTTATGGTAGGAGTTGTGTAAATGAGGGTCTTTTGGTTAATATAACACCAGGTGGTGATGGTGGTGCTTTTGTTGGAAAAGATAATGGTATGTATATTGATACTGAATATACTTTTCAAAAAGATGATTTTACTATAACTTGTACTATGAATGAGTTAAAGGAAAAATTCAATATTTCTCATAGTTCTGCAGTATCTGGTTTAGTTAATGGAAAAAGGAAAAGTCATTTGGGATGGTCTTGTTTAACTCCAAAAAAAGAATTTATAAAACCAACTATCAAAAGAGGTCATAAACTATCAGAAGAACATAAGAAACAACTAAAAATTAACAATGGTAGAACTGATAGGAATATTTATATATTTGAACACTTAGATGGTACAATAGAAACTTGTTTGCGAATTGAATTAGAGAATAAATATAGCTTACTCAAAAGAGGTATTTATTCTATTATTAATGGAAAATCGAAATCTACTAAAGGGTGGTCTTGTTTAAATCCAATTAAACCATTTAAAAGTAAGAAACGAGGTAAGTATAAAAAAGAGGTGGAATAGAAACCACCTCTCATAATTATCTACCTGTTGGTCCATTTTTACTGCTACCTGTTGGTCCATAAGGATTGAACGTACTTGATTTTATGTTCATAGAATTGTCATTGATAGATTTATCATCTGCCGTTGGACCACTTTCTCTATAAACTATTTTTTGTTTTGCTAATAATCTTCTTTCTAAATCATCAATTTCATCATTCAAATCATTGATTACCTGTCTTTGTTGACCAATTAATATAGTAGTTTCATCCTCTACAATTTTAGCATATTCTTTATACTTACCGGTGTATAAAGGAGTTTCTGGGCTATTAACACCTACTTTACTAGTAATGTAAAATACATCACTACCTGCATTGATAACTTGATTGTATAGACTTGATTTGATTCTAAATAGTATTTGACCTTTAGATTCATCTACATTTTGATTTTTAGTACTAGCAACTTTTAGAATTTCACCATCTTTATTAGTAAAGTTCATGAATATCTCACCTACTTTATTAAGGTCGATACTTCTAAATGACTTATCTTCAATTTGTTCATAAATACCGAATTGTAAGAATGTATCAAAAGGTGATATGTAAACTGTTGCTGTTCCTTGTCCTTTTATGTTTGTAACATCATCAGGATTAACTTTAGGTGTTATCTGACCATCTTTATCAATATTGATTTCAGTAACACCAGAATATACGTCATAAGTTTGCTTGAACGATGTCAAGTTTTTACTATATAAACTAGTATCTTGTATTAAGTTATTTTGTGCTGATGTTGTATTTATAATATTATTTGTAATTTTCTTATTGAATACATCAAATACTTGGATATTATCCCTAGTGTTCAATTTCAATAATTCTTTACCATATTTCTGTGGGTCAAAACTTACGTATGCTCCAGACTTTTCAATAGTTGCATTTGTACTAGTGTTGAAAATCTGTAATAGATAGTTAATTCTATACGACAATGCAGAACCACCATATTTTAAAACAGGTCTGAAATTATTAGGTTCACCAAAGTTATCATCTTGAATGAATTCTTGGTCACCTGTTCTGATATATTGAGCAATGTCACCATAGTTTTCAATATCATAAGATTCAACAACTTCAACTTTAATTACACCAGGAAGACTTGGGTTATAAATAACGAAATCACCTTTTTTAACATTTTGTTGAATGTTAGCAGAATATCCTGTTTCTGTTGCTACCCAGTAATCTCCATCTGTGAAATTAGCAAGGAAAGTATTATTACTTAAATCAGGTAAATTAGTCAATGGGTTATATTTCCCAACAACATTATATTCACCTGTTGTATTTGGTAATTGTTCTGTAATAGTCAATTTATGTATTGCAATATATTGACCTGTTCCATTTGTGTTCAATCTTAACATATAGTCACCAAAGATGCTACCATCCTGTGTACCATAGAATTCAACATAATCACCATCATTACTTTCATTAATATAAACCCCTACATCTGCAAAGTCATCTTTAGATGAAATAGAAGTGTCTTCTGCTGAAAGTCTTTTCGTATATAGTTGATTATCAACTTTTGATATATCTGAGAATTTACCTGCAGTTATTTCTAATAAAGTGTTTTGATAGAATCCATTACCATCTGTAATTTTGTATGCTAGAATATCATCGTTTCCACCTTGTACATAATCATCATTGTAACTGTTAATTAAGTATCTTAAAGAAGGTACTTTGAATTCAATATAAGAAGAATATTGTCTACCAGTGTACAAGAACGGATTAGGATTCATTATTTCATAATTATCCTGTATCTTATAGATTGCACTTAATAGACTTATTGCATTACCTCTTTTATCTTTTACTTCAATATCTAAGTTAATTCCTGAATAATAGTCATTGAAATTAAACCCTTGTATAAAGTGAACTCTAACTGTATCGTAAATTACACCCTCTGGATTAGTAAAATCTAAAGGTAAATTATCGGTGTTAGTTAATTTGTTATCGTAGTCATTATAAACAGGTCCCAATTTATTAGGAGTCAATAATGCGAATTGTTTAGATGTACCGTCTATCTGAACAACAGAACGATTTCTAGTGTTATTAGTAATTGCTTCCAAACCATCTTGGTTCATTAACAATTTACTATCATCATGACCATTGGCCATAAAGTAAAACGGTGCATTGTCCGTGTTTATGATTTCTGGATTAAGAGAATCATAATAAATATATTCTATTAAAAAATCTGATGAATCTAAATTTAGAAAGACGTTCATATTATTATTATTAATTTTATTATTAAAGAAAGGTAGGGGGGAACTATAATTCCTATGATTACCTTTCTTTATTTAATCAATAGTGAACTACCCACCCACGCCAGAGGCGATGGGTTTTACGCTCCGTTTTATAAAACCAAAGAAAAATAATATTAAATGAAATTTTAAAATTTGAAAAGTGAATATTGTACACATATACCTACTGATGGTGAAATGTTAAATCCTTGTCCAACACCAAAACCCATATACGGTCCAACACCAAACTTCTTGTTATTCAGTTTTCTAAGTTCTGGGTGAATTTCAGGGTCTAAAGTTACGGCTTCGATTTCATCTGCTTTTAGTCCAGGGTAATCTGTTTTTAACCAAACTTTTAGTTTATCATTTTTCATACCAAGAACTAATGAAGCTTCCATTTTAACAATATCTTTTGTTAAAGTAACCTCACTAATATTTAGTTTGTTAAATTTAGATTCATCACTGATTATGTCTATTGTAATAGAACCAGCGATTTCTCTAGAATTATTTTCATCATAAATGGTATCTTTATTAAATTTAACAATATATGTACTATCGTTCAATGTCATTAAATTAGAACTAAGGTAGATTGTATCATGTACAATACTATTTTTCCATTGAACAACAACAGAAGGTTTCATTGAAGGAATATCCTTTGATAAATTTTGTACCTCATCATAAAGGTCTTTATTAATAGCTTCTAAATTATCTTTATCTGCTATAAGAACACCTCGTTCACTAATTAATGAACCCGTTTTAGTTGTGTAATATGACACAGAATCGTTAAGAACTTCTATATTATTTTCACTAATAATATTTTGTGCTTTCAATTCCGCTTTAGAATCACCGTTGCATTTTACTAATAGGAGTAATACTCCTATTAGCATTGCAATGATTATATGTGTCGATTTTATATTAAACTTTTTCATATTAGTTATTTGCGTCAAAATCACTATTTTTCTTCATACTTGTTTTGTATAAAATGTTTGTGTAACGTTCATAATCACTTGAGTTAGTGTACACATCATTATTGTTTTCTAATGGCGTAGTGTACGTTTCATCTCTTGAATCGTAGAACGTATATGGATGCATAGTATCATCATTTCTAGACATAGCCTTGAAGTTATATTTATATGCATTTAAGTCATATACTTGGTAACTATCTAATGTTGCAGTTCTAACTCTATAACTATTATACAAGAATCCTGATGCAGTATATTTAGATTCATCAGTAAGTAATTCTGGTTGACCTAAATAAGAAAACCAAGACATATCCGAATTAGTATTTCCATTTTTCTCACATCTTGCCATTGGTACACCAGCAACTGGGTGTAAATCTGAAATTATAGTAGAACCTCTATTTGGATTTCTAAGACCTTTCAAGTTTATTGCCATGTAAGTACCTTTAAATGGTGGTGTGATAAATGATTGACCAAATATTGTATCATTTTCATCATCACCAGCTGCAGTTGTACGAATCCAGTTAGAATTCTGGTTATAAACAGAACCTGTTCCTTCACCAAACCAAGTGTCCATGTAATAATCTTCACCTGAACCTAAACTTTCTCTCCATTCTGTCCAAGTGTCAATAACATGGTAATGTTCTCCTTCATTACCTGTATATCGTTGTGGACCATATTCTGTTTCATTTCCACCCCATTCATCGTTTGAAGTGTCTATTCCATTAGGAGTTTTTCTTGTATCGTTAATTATCGTATGTTTGTGTATACCATCTAAATCAGATTTACTTCTAGGTATTTGGTTACCTTGTAGATAAGGGAATCCTATTTCATCGAAAGAACTTCTTAGCATGAAACTAGCATTATAGAAATTTGCTGATGTATAGAATTTATAACCAGAATCTGCATCTGCTCGTCCACCGAATGTTACTGGTGCAGCATTTGATGATGTTCCTGTAATTGCATCAGCAATAAAAGCAGATTCAGGGAATACCATTTTCGCAACTTTACCAAAATAATTAGGTAACACTATTCTAAACCCAGAATCTGCACCCCTTGGTGCTAAGATACTATATCCCCAGAAAGGGTCTCGCATCCTTTCAACAGATTTAGTCCATTCTAGGTGTGTTTTACCATATTGTCCTAAAGTGTTTCCATTTACTAAGAAAGAATCTTGTGTAGAACCATCAATACCTTTAAAACTATCATTCACATCATAATAAACAGATTCACCTGTTCCTAGTTCACCATTTTCAATAAAGGTATTATTATTTGTCTTGATATTCATACCTTGCATTTTTGCAAATGGTCCATTAACTAAAATATCTCTAGAATCAGCATAAACAGCACCATTACAAATGTAATAATCCTTTAATTCTGCTGAACCTTTTCCAATGAATGCAGCACAAACACCTGTTGTTCCTGGAAGATAATCTCTAACATTCACATTACCAGAGGTATAACCTAAGTTTTTACTAGAATGTGTCCAAAAACTAAATTTATTTGCACAATGTTCACCAAACATCATTATTGAAAAAGTAGGAACTGCATTTACTAAGTTTGGTTCTTCAAACGTAACAATACCATTTTTCTTGTTAACAGCAATATATCCATCTTGTGAACCGTTGTCCGTTGTTTCTTGTTGTCTTAATCTTACTGTTCCGTAGAAATCTGCAGAACCTGTTGGTAACATTTTATGTGTTGTATCGAAGAATTTATCACGTCTTGCAGTAATAGTTGAATCTGCAGTGTCCCAATCTCCTCCAATTGTGTTTTCTTTTTCTTGTCTAAACAATCCAGGGTAAATACCCATTCTAGCAACTGATTTAGAACCTATTTGATATTGAACTGGTTCTCTAATATCATAACCTAAATAATTCTCTAATGATGTATCATTAGGAAAAACAGCATTGTCCGACTGAGGACCTGATGGGTTTATTTGGTCAGATATTGGAACTGAACCTAATGGTGTTCCAGCATCAATACCTGAATAACTTATGAAAGGTTGGTCATAACCTTGACCTTGATAAGATACGTTAATTCTAGCATTTACTACTCTTATGTTTTCACCTTCTGCGTTTGTTTGAAAAAGTCCAGGGTTAATTATAGTTTGACCTATTCTGAATGGACTTTTTTGACTATTACTGTTTAGTTCATCATTTTCTAAGTAATTGTTATATACCTTATCAATGTCTTTTGCATCACCTGTTGTATATTTATCTAAATATGTTTTATTTGATAATACAATCTCATTAGAACTGAAATCAGAATTATTTGCAGTGTCACTAGTAAAGAATGTTTTACTTAAATTGATTCTTGAATCTCTTGTTGCTACAAATATTTTTTTACTTTCATTGTATAAGAAATCATCTTTTCCTATAAGTCCCATTTTGTTAGGAATACCAGCTGAACCTGTTAAATCAATAACTAATGAATCTGCAATATTAAATTCTGTATAAATTTTAGAAGTTAATTTTGTTGAAACATCATGTACATTTACTGTATTCAATCTTTCACCTGAAAACCCTAATCTGAAATCCGAAGACCCATCAGTATTCGTAAGAGTAATCATTGACTTTGATGTAATATTGAAATCAAAGAAACGATTAGTTATACTCATTTTTGTAAATGATTCGAAATCCATTTCAGCACCATCACCATAAGGTTGACCTGCTGCATATAGAGATGATTTTTGTGTCTTTGTTAAACCAATAGCAATACCATTATCAAAAGATGAATTAATATTACTTGGGTCTTTGTAATCATTTTGACTTACTAATAACATTGGTATGTCACCTTCTATTATAGGAAAGTTTTCCATTGTTTTATTAATAAAATCAGGATATTCCGCTGGACTATGTTCTTGGTCAGAACCATTTGCACTATTGTTAAACAATGCTGCGTATCTACCTAATACTAATGAGTTGTTTCCTCTACCCATTGCAATGAAATCCATACCAGCATTATTATAACCAGCACTCGTTGCATCATAATCATCTAAATCATTATTGAATGTTCTACTTAGATAATTACCTAAGTAAGTTGCACCTGGAGTAAATTCATTTGCTGCCCAATCAGAATTATTTTGTAATTTACCTGGAAGTATTGAAATTGTCCCATCACCTTCTGGACCTTGTGGACCCGCTGGACCTGTTAAATTCAAACCTGTTGCATTCCAAATAGTATTATCGTAATAAACTACATCACCATTATCATTTAATTTGAAATCATTTTCTCTAAAAACACCATCGGTAGGTAAGTTAATAGTACCTGTAGCACCTGATGCCCCAAACCATTGTGAACCTCTAATTCCTTCAGGACCAGCAACACCTTGAATACCATCATCTCCTTGTGGACCTTCAGGACCACCTCCTCCCAAAATTAATTGGTCAAAATTTGAATTAATCTTCTCAGATAATGTTAATATGTTGTCCGAACCGAAAAGTTCTTTTATAACTATGTTCATAAATACTATATTCTTTTTGATTAAATAAAGAAAGGTAATAATAGGACGGCAATCCTATACCTTTCTTTAAAATAACTTATTATTATGATATTTAATCCAGAAAAAAAACAAGGTTCTGTGTGTACATTACAGAAAAACAGATAATCAAATTTTTTATGAGACGGAGCGTAAAACCCATTCATCGCTTTTGCGTGGATGGGATGTAAGCGACTCCTTTTACACTTACGTTTTGTAAAGATAATATATTTTTGACAATATGTCT